TCCCATTGTGCTTTTTTTACTCGTGCTTATAATCTTATTTGGAATGAATGGTTTAGAGATCAGAATTTACAAAATTCTGTAACTGTTGATACTGGTGATGGCCCAGATTCCTCAGCTTCTACTAATTATACCTTGTTGCGTCGTGGTAAACGACATGATTACTTTACTAGTTCTTTGCCTTGGCCTCAAAAAGGTAATTCTGTCACATTGCCTTTAGGTACTAAAGCTCCTGTTGCTTTTGATGGTGTTGCTGGTAGTTATGCTGGTGTTTTTGCTACTTCTTACGGTGCTAATCGTAGATTGGATACAGCTAATGGTAATAATCAAATTACTGTCAATGCTACTGTTTCTACTACTGCTCCTAACACTTTATATGCTGATTTGACGCAAGCTACCGCTGCCACTATTAATCAGTTGCGTCAGTCATTTCAAATTCAGAAGTTACTTGAACGGGATGCCCGTGGCGGTACACGTTATACGGAGATTATTCGTGCTCATTTCGGTGTTATTTCTCCTGACGCTCGTTTACAGCGTCCTGAATATCTCGGTGGTGGTTCTTCTCCTGTTATCATTAACCCTATTGCCCAAACTTCGGGTACAGGTGTTACTGGCGGTTCTACTCCTCTCGCTAATCTTGCTGGTGTTGGTACTGTCCTCGCCTCTGGCCATGGCTTTACTCAATCGTTCACTGAACATGGGGTAATTATTGGATTGGTTAGTATTCGTGCAGATTTGACTTATCAACAAGGTCTGCATCGTATGTGGTCTCGTTCTACCAGGTACGATTTTTATTTTCCTGCTTTTGCTATGCTTGGTGAGCAGCCTGTTTATAACAAAGAAATTTATGTTGATGGTTCTTCAAACGATAATAATGTTTTTGGATATCAAGAACGTTGGGCGGAATATCGTTATAAGCCTTCGCAAATTTCTAGTTTGTTTAAATCCACATCTGCTGGTACTATTGATGCATGGCATTTGGCTCAAAAATTTACATCTTTGCCTACTTTGAATAGTACTTTTATTCAGGAGAATCCTCCTGTTTCTCGCGTTGTAGCTGTGGGTGCAGCGGCTAATGGTCAACAATTTATTTTTGATTCGTTTTTTAATAATGTTGTTGCACGACCTATGCCTTTGTATTCTGTTCCTGGCATGATTGATCATTTCTAATATGGGACTTTCTTCTTTAGGTGAGGTTTTAGTCAAAGGGGTTTCGGATGCTTTTAGTCCGGCCTCTTTGGTTACTGGTGCGCTGTCTTTTTTAGGCGGTGAGCGTCGTAATCAGCAGCAAAAGGAAGCAGCGCAAGCAGCTAATACTTTTTCTGCTAATCAGTTCGCTACCAGATATCAGACTACTATGAAGGATATGCAAGCTGCCGGATTAAATCCTATGCTTGCTTATCAGCAAGGTGCGTCTGGACAACCAAGCGGTTTAATGGCTCAATATCAAGATACCATTTCTCCTGCTGTCGCTAGTTTTCAAGCTCAGAATTTGCAAGAGTCTCAACAAGAGGCTAATTATGGTTCTGCGTCTCAAGCTCGCGCGAATGTCAAGTTAATGAATGAAACCGTTATTAAGACTAAGCAAGAAGTTGAGAATTTGAAAAGTACTAATGATCAAATTGAAGCTGTTATTAAGAATTTAGGTCAGCAATATAACAATTTGGTTGATGAAGGTAATAACATTAAGGCAACTAACGGTCAGATTAAAGCTACTACATCTAAGATTCTTAAGGAGATTCCTCAGATAGATGCACAAACATTGCGTCATTATTCTGAAATTGCTCTTAACAATATTGAGGGTCAATATAAGACCGCTCAAACTGGTGTAGCTTCTGCTGAAGGTCAATTAAAGGGTCTTGATGTTACTGCTGCAAAGGACGCTGGTAATTTTGGTCGTGAATTTAGACAATATCAGCCTGTGTTGGAGTTGTTAGTTAAAATTTTGGGGAAATAAAATGCGTAAACGTGAAATTTTTGTTCGTTCGTCATTTAATTATGATATGGATGCTGCTTCTAATGAATCAGCTTTGAAGTGTGAAGATGATTCTTTGGCTATTCAGTCTGCTGAAGAAGAATCTAATATAAACACTATCGTTAGGCGGTTTGGCCTTACAGGAGAATTACCTAACGATGTTAAAGTACCTCAGTCTGGTGATTTTTCTAATTTGCCTGATTTTCATACAGCTATGAATTTGGTACGTAAGACCCAGGAAGAGTTTTTGCGTATTCCAGCAGATTTGCGTGCTCGCTTTAATAACGACCCTCAGTCGTTTATGGCTTTTATTGAAGATGAATCTAATCGTGAAGAAGCCCGTCGTCTTGGTTTATTGAAGGTTATTCCTGTTGTTGAGCCTACATTGGTGAAGGTTGTTTCTGAACCTGCACAAAATTCATAAGAATTTGTGTAGGGGAAAACCCGCTTCGGCGGGTTTTTTTGTTTGTGTTGTGTTATAGTTGTGTTGTGCGATTTTGCACTAAATGGAGTTTTTTCATGGATAAAGAGCAAGTTATGTTGTTGCGTCGTGCATTGGAGATATATGAAGAGCGTACACGTCGTATGTTGCAGCGTTCTACTCATGAGTCTATTTCGGCAATTTATCGTAAAGATTTAAATGCTATTGAAAATGTTCGTTCTAAACTTTTGGAGATTGTATGAAACAAGTTATTATTTCTGTTAAGGACACTGCTGCTCAAGCTTTTGGTCGTCCTATTTTTGTTCCCGCTGTTCCTGTTGCGTTGCGTGGTTTTCGTGATGAGATTAATCGTGTTGACTCTAAGGATGATCTTGCACGTCATCCTGATGATTTTGAGTTGTATGAGATTGGTTCTTTTGATGATTCGAATGGAATCATTGAAGTTATCGAACCTCGTCTTATCGCACGGGCGAAAGACTTGAAGGATGTTCAATCCTGATGTACTATTTGCCTGGGAGTTTCTCCCAGGCTGACCAGTTTCCACTTGATGTAACTGGTCTAGGTGACACCTTTATGGTGTCCCTTTCTTTGTTCAAACTTTGGAGTTTTTATGAAACCTGTTTCTCGGCATCATGTCAACAAGCATCGAAGTGCTCGTCAGTTTCAACATCATTCTCGTACTGTTGCTGCCGCTAATTTGGCTTTGAATCCTATGCGTGGTGGTTGGCGTCTGTAATGCCCTGCTACCATCCCATGCCCGCCGTGCGGATGTCGGATGGCTCGGTAAAGTTTGTAAGTCGTAATAAAAAAGGCGTTGAGGGTACTCTTGAGTTACCGTGTGGTCAATGTATCGGATGTCGTCTTGAGAGATCGAGGCAATGGGCAATGCGTTGCTTGCATGAATCATCGTTACATGATCGGAATGCCTTTATTACACTTACCTATGACGATTCCAATCTACCCCCTGGTGGTTCATTAGATTATTCTGATTTCCAGAAATTTATGAAACGTTTACGTAAGCGTGTTAAGTCACCAATTCGTTTTTACGTTGGTGGCGAGTATGGTGAGAACGGTACTATCCGTCCTCATTATCATGCATGTTTATTTGGTTTTGATTTTTTGGATAAGGTTTATTACAAAAAGACTTTTTCTGGTGAGAAAATTTATACCTCTAAGTTGTTAGAGTCTTTGTGGCCATATGGCCTTTCTAGCGTTGGTGATGTTACTTTTGAGTCGGCTGCCTATATTGCCCGTTATTGTATTCAAAAGGTTACTGGTGATTTGGCTGAGTCTCATTATCGTGTGATTACAGATGATGGCGAGATTATCGATCGAGTTCCTGAGTTTAATCATATGAGTTTAAAGCCTGGTATAGGTGCCAATTGGCTTAAGAAGTATCTTACTGATGTTTTTCCTCGTGACTATGTCGTAATAAATGGTGTTAAAACTAAACCACCTAAATATTATGATGTTTTGTTTGAAAGAGATGAGCCTGGTGTGTTTTCTGAAATAGTTGCCCAGCGTGAGTTGGATGGTTATTCTCAGACTATTTCTGGTGAGAATTCTACGTCTCGTCTTTTAGTTCGTGAGCAAGTTCAAGCTGCTCGTCTTTCAATGTTAAAAAGAGGTCTTTCATGACAATGATGCACAAAAACCGTTCGGTGGACCCGCACCGATTTGCAATGATTCCCCAGGCCGAGATTCCTCGTGCTAAGTTTGATCGTCAATTCGCACACAAGACTACTTTTGATGCTGGTTATCTTGTTCCTGTTTATGTTGATGAAGTTTTGCCTGGTGATACTTTTAATCTTAATATGACTGCTTTTGCACGTCTAGCTACTCCAATATTTCCTGTAATGGATAATTTGTATTTGGATAGTTTCTTTTTCTTTGTTCCTAATCGTTTGATTTGGGATAATTGGCAGAAATTTATGGGTGAGCAGCGCAACCCTGGTGATTCAATTTCTTATGTTGTTCCTCAACAAGTTTCTCCAGTCGGAGGTTATGCTGTTGGTTCTCTTCAGGATTACATGGGTTTGCCAACTGTTGGTCAAGTTGGTGCTGGTAATACTGTTTCCCATTGTGCTTTTTTTACTCGCGCTTATAATCTTATTTGGAATGAATGGTTTAGAGATCAGAATTTACAAAATTCTGTAACTGTTGATACTGGTGATGGCC